GGCGAACGGGATGACCGCACCGGTCGGTGACAGCCCGGCAAGCACCGTGGACGAGAACAGGTCGAGACTGTCGATCGCGCCGGGGGCGATCTTGCCGGCGACGACCGCCTGGGCGGCGAGCTTCGCCGCGGTGACCGCGAGGTCCTGCAAGGCGGCGGTGTCGACGGCGTTGTTGGCGAGCTGGGTGGCCCCCACCGAGTCGGCGCCGAGCATCGCTTGGGTGTGGACGATCGCGGCGTGGTCGGCTTCGGTCATGTGGAGGCTGCTGTCGTTGATGTGGTCCGACGCCTCCTGCATCGCCCGGGCCGAGATCGTGTGACGGATGAGCGCACCCTGCGGCCAGCTTTGCGCCGGGGTGTCGTCATAGCCCCGCTGGGTGACGGTGAGCACGTCGCCGGAGCGGGCCGAGCAGAGGATCTTCTCCTCGGTGTCACCGTTCGCGGGGTCGCCGATGGTGGCGACGAACACCTTGCCGCCCGCACCGGTCGGCCAGCCGGCACCGGAACCGATGTTGATGACCAGGTCGGCGTTGGAGATACCGCTCGCCAACGTGGTCTGAACAGCCGAGCCCTTGTACTCGAACGCGGTCACCTCATGCCTCCTTGCAGAGCAGGCGGACGTACACGATCGTCTCGAGCCACGGCTCCCCGTCCCGGCTCCACGACCGGACCCCACCGTCGGGGATGGCGACCGAAGCGACCCGGACACGTCGGGTGTCCGCGCCCTCCTGGTAGACGACGAGCTGGCTGCTCGACGCGAGACGCTCGAGGCGTTGGACCTCGGCGAGCGGGCGGAAGGTGCGCTCGTGCCCGCGGAGGTCCTGCACCTTCGTGTGCAGGATGATCGGCAGGATGATCTCGACGACCCGTGGCGGCTGCGGCAGCGCCGAGAGCGCCCAGGCCCGCACGACCGGCCCCTGCGTCGGGTCGTTGTCGTCCCGGGTGAGCATGAGCGCCAGCGACGCGGAGAGGCCGGCGTTGCCGCCCGAGTCGAGCACCATGCGGGTGCCGCCGGTGGTCGGGCCGCCACCGATGAACGCCGAGGAGCCGTCGTCGAAGGTGAGCGCGGCGCCGATGCTGCCGAGGGTGTCCTCGTGGCGGATCTCCACCGAGGTGAACACCTTGTTCGGCAGAATCCCGAAGCGGATCTGGCCGGTTTCGAGGCTGCCCTGCTCCACCAGCTCGTCGGTCTCGCCGTAGAGACCGACCCCCGCGACGCAAAAGTACCGGCGGTCCCGGGCGCCGCCGGCACGGCGGAGGGTCGTGACACCGGTGACCTCCCCGGTCGTGTCCGCGGCCAGGTCCTCGGCCCAGGCGGGCACGAAGGTGGCGTCGCTGATGCTGCGCGACAGGTCCAACCGGCCGAGACCGGTGGTGCCGATCCGCACGTTCGACCAGGTGAACCAGCAGAAGCGGTCGCGCAAGTCGACGTCGTTGACACCGCCGTCGATGTCGATGCGCTCGCCGATGAGAAGCTGGGCGCCGTCGGCGATCGCGACCCGGATACCCCGGTCGGTGCCGATCACCACGAGGTTGCCGGGCGGGTAGGCGGCCATACAGCGGATCGTCTCGCCCCACGGCAGCCCGCCCGCGTAGGTCGGTGGCAGCAGGGCGCCGGACTGGTCATCGACGGTGGTGGCGTAGACCTCGGCGACGTCGCCCGCGTTGACCGCGGCGAAGATCGCCTGCGGGGTGCCGGTGATCGCCACCCACTTGGCGTCCGTGCGCGGGTCGGTCATGAGCGCCGAGCCGCCGACCACCGTGCCGTCCGCGGCCAACTCGTAGAGCTCGTTGCCCTCGGCGGCCATGAGACGGCCGTTGACGTACTCGACGAGGTCGGGGGTCTCGGAGCCGAACGCGGTGGCGCTGTTGCCGCCGACGTCCATGACGAGGATGCCGTTGGTGGCGCCGCGGGCGATGTAGATCCGGTCGCCGTCGGTGGTGACGTCCGTGATCGGCAGGGAGCAGTCGACGTCAACGGTGACCGGTGTGGAGACGTCCGGGTCGTCGGTGTGGCGGATGTGCTGACCGTCGACGAGATAGAGGCGCCGGTCGACGGCGAACACCTTGAGGTTCGTCGCCGACGAGGCGATCCGCAGGGCGGTGTCGTGCAGCAGCGAGAGGCGGCGACGGTCGAACACCTCGAGGCCGACCGAGGAGAAGAACCGGGAGCGGGACGAGCTGGCGTCGTCGAAGATCTCCTGGCCGGCGCCGCCGCTCCAGTCGGTCTGCTGACGGGTCCAGTAGCCCGAACGCGACAGCGACTGCTCCCCCGGCTCGGCCCCGGCGTCCTGCTGGGGTGCCTGCGAGTCGAGGATCGTGCGGGAGTAGCGGGTCAGGTCGATGAGATACTGGCGGCCGTCGAGCGCGACCTGGGTTGCGCCGAGGTCGCTGGGGCTGACGACACCGAGGGTCGAGCCGTAGAAGTCGGCCGAGAGCCCGTCGGAGATGGAGCCTGCGGCGACAGCCACGACAACCCCCCTCTAGCCGACCCGCAGCGGGTAGAGCTGCCGGAGCCGGCGCTTCTCCTCCTCGAGCCGCATGTCCCGGATCGCCTTGTAGGCACTGGCCGCACGCATCGCGTCGGCCGGATCGACCTCGTCCGCGATGCGGGGCTCGGGCTGGTCGGTGCGGTCCGACCGGTTGGCCTCGTCCGCGGAGAGGGCACGCCAGGCGATGCCGTAGATCGCGGCGTCGACCAGGTGGGCGGTGAGGCCGACGTCGTCGAGGTCCGTGTCCAGCCGCCACACGCTGGGCAGCCCGAACGCCTGCGCGTAGTCGAGCAGGATGTCGGAGCCGCCCCAGCCGGCCTTCACCACGAGCGCGTTCCCGGAGGGGTACTGGCTGGTGGGCAGACCGGTCTCGACCCGGTAGTGGCCGGCGGGGATGTCCACCCACTCGCTGCGGCCGGAACGCCGGGCCCGGGCGCGCAGGGGGAAACGGTAGCGGGTGAGCGGCAGGTCGACCTCGCGGGAGCTGAGACCGACGCTCACCGTGACCTGCTCGGGGACGAAGATGCCGTCCGGCCAGGAGGCGATCTCGTCGGAGAGGAAGGCGAGCAGGTCCGCGGTGAGCCACCGCCAGTTGATCTCGACGACATCACCCTGGTCGTGATCGACCGGGGTCGTGTCGTCGACACCGCGCATCACCGTGACGGTGCGGGCAGCCTCGTCACGGTCAACCACGTACAGGATCTCGGAACAGAGGCCCAGGTAGTCACCGACCTGCAGGCCGGTGATCGCGTTGGTGAACTGCAGGGTCGTGTCGCTGGCCGAGACCGGCTGGGCGAGCACGTTGAAACGCTCACGTTTGGAGCCCCGCAGCATCCGGCGGGCACGGGCAACGACCTGACCGGCGGTGGTCACGAGTGGTAGACGGCCCCCTCGACGGAGCCGCTGTCGACATCGACGTACAGGCCGCCGTGGCAGGCGACCGGGCACCCGAGCGAGACGTTGCTGGACTCGTCCGCGCCGAGCGTCACGACGGCGACGATCGGGCCGTTGCTGGCGCCGCTACGCAAGTAGACCTTCGCGTCGCCACCGCCGGTTTCGGCGATCGACCAGCCGTGCAGCTTCGGGACGGTGTTGGCCCCGGCCGGCTGGGCGTGGATCACCTGGTCGGAGCCGGTCAGCTCGGTGGCGATGGCTGCCATGTGGCCTCCTAGAGACGAGCGAGGATGAAACCAGCGATCTCGGCCGGGTCGACGAGCGCCTTGTTGAAGTCGTGTCCGATCGCCCCGACCGGGACCACCTCGACCTTGGTGTGTTCGGCGTAGATCTGCTGGTCACGGAGCGGTACGAGAACGTCGTCCTCGGACACATAGAACCGGACCCGGTCACTGTAGGGGGCGACCTTGTCCATGTTCAGCCACGGGTCGTGGGTGGCCTTGTTGGCCTCCCAGCCGCCGAGGGTGTCGAAAGCTATGTCGATCGTGGCCTGAACGATGCCGTTGCTCTGATAGAGGGAGTCGACGTTCACCGGTGACAACTGGGTGACGACCGCGCGCGTGATGTCGGGGTTGCGCCACAGGAAGTTCAGGGCGAGCACCCCACCCTCGCTGTCGCCGATGATCCCCACCCGGCTCGTGTCGGCCCGGTACTGCTGGCCGAGCCAGGTGATCGCCTGGCTCATCCGGGTCCGGCCAGGCTCGTTACCCCACGAGGAGCCGCCGTCGTCGGGGTCCGAGAAGGTGCCGACACACACGACACAGCCCGCGTCGGCGAGCCGGCGCAGCACATGCCAGCGGCGCTGGCTGAACTCGGGCGAGTAGCCCCAGGCGGTGGTGGCAGCCCCCGGGCAGACGAGCACGATCGGCCCGCCAGCCACGTAACGGGTCGAAACCATCACCATCGTCTCCTCGTCGGCCGCGTAAGAACCGACCGTGTAGACGCGGGTGACACCCTTGACGACACGGAACGTCATCGCAGCTCGGCCGCGACCACGAGGTCGGACACCGTGACCTCGCCGGGGTTCAGGCTGTAGGCGTAGACCTGGTAGAGCCCACCCGAGTGTGGCGGCAGATACGCCCACAGCTTCACCGGCACGCCCAGACCAGCCAGGCCCGCGTACTTCCAGTCCGCGTCGATGTATCCGCTCGGGCCAACACCCGTGGAGGCGAGAAGCAAACCAGGGAAAGCCGAGGCCTCGGAGTGCCAGACTTCCGCCTTGGCGGAGATGTAGACCGTCTGGTCGACGTCAGGGACCTCGACGACAGCGCCGTCGATCGGGGCGGCGGTGAGCGGTTCCACCTCGTAAGGGCCGTGGTCGCCGGGGAGGCTCACCAGATCGATGATGGAACCCGTGCCGACCCGCTCACCGTATGTGGTGTAGAGCTTTCCGTCCTCGTCGAGGAAGACATCCTTGGCCATGTGGGACCTCCTGTCCGGGCCGAGGCCGGGGTGAGGTGGGAGGCGGACCTCACCCCGGCCGGCCGTGATGCCGCCGGTGGGTCAGGTCAGGGCGGTGAACCGGCCCGCCCAGCGCTCGGCCTCGAACTTGAGCGTCTTCTCCCCGACGATCATGCCCTTCACGCTGTCGCCGGTGTCGCCCAGCATCTTGAACTGGAAGGGCCGCAGCGTCTTGATGACCGCCTGCTCCCGGCTGAACAGGATCAGGTCGGTGGGCCGCATCCAACGGTGCAGGACGAAATCAACCCGGCCGAAGTCGGTGTCGAAGAAGTCGACGACCTGGCCGCGGCCGGCGTCCAGACGCCCGAGACGGATGTCGCTCGAGTCGAACGCTGACACGACCCGCTTCTGCTTGGAACCGAGCAGCGCCTTGTCGGGGCTGCCACCCAGCGACCAGCACCGCTCCATCATGTCGAGGAGACGGGTGTCGGTCAGCGGCCCGGACGTCGAGTCGACGTTGGTGGTGATGTAGTAGGTCATGCCGCCCATCTGGCGCCACTTGTTGGCCGGGTCCTCGAAGCGGGTGCCGTAGATGAGCGACTGCTCCAGCTTGATCGCCTCCTCCTTCATGCGGAGGGCGGCCTGGTAGTCGAACTCGGTGGTGGCCAGACCGTACTTGCGGATCGCCTGCTCGGTGCCCGAGACGGTCACCGCGGTCGGCCCGAAGATCGAGGTGACGTTCCACCGGTTCGTCCGGTCCTGGCTGCGAGCCTGACCGGGGTCCGAACCCTCGGGCAGCGCCGCACCCAGGTTGGTGATGAGAGCACCGTTGGCGTGCGAGGTGGCCGCGGTGCCGAACACGCCACGGGTGACGGTGAGCTGATCCGCGCCACTGCCGTAGGCGGTGACCCGCATCTTCTCGTTGTCGATCTGAATGATGTCGCCGACAGCGAAGCGGAGCTGTTCACCGGCAGCGACCGTGATCGTCGTGGCCGAGCCGTCCGCGATCGCGGCGCCCAGCGTCGACTGGGGGGTGAGCAGGGTGTCGTCCTGCCACTCGATCTTCTTCTCGAAGCAGGTGTCGGTGGCCAGGACGGTCCGGTTGTCGCTGCCGACACCGCTCTGCAGCGGCACCTCCGACGGCGACAGCATGCGGATCAGCGGGTCGATGTCGACGATGACACCGACCGTCAGGTCGTAGGTCGAGATCGTGCCCAGGGGCATCGGTTACCGCTCCTTGCTGGTGCTGACGGTGACCCGGTCACGGGGCTGGTCGACCGTGACGCCGGCACGGGCGGCCTCGGCTCGTGCCCGGATCTCCCTTTGGACTGCGGAGGCTGGCTCTCGCAGGCCGATGACGCTGCCGTCGGGCCGGTGGATCGGCGTGCCGTCCGCCCACCGGTAGATACCCCGCGCGTAGGAGTCGGGCTCACGCTTGGGGCGGTTCTCCGGGTGGAGGCGGTTCGGCATCGAGTACGGGTTGAACTGGATGGTGCGGACCTTGCACCCGAAGCACACGTCAGGGCCCCGGTCGCAGTGCTCGGCCGTCATCCGCTCAACCCCTGTCGCCGGCCGAGGATGACCCGCTCGTCGCCACGGTTGGCGGCGTTGGCGACCAGGTTGAAGGCAGCGCCGAACGCCTCCTTCCACTGGGCGCCGTCCTGCATGGCACGCTCGAAGACCTTCTGCGCCTCCTCGTAGGGGTCGCCGGGCGGGGCCTGGTCCGGCGGGGCGGCTTGGGCGAGCTGGCGCCGCTCCCGGGTCAGGTCGGCCTCGCCGTCCTCGAGGGGCGTGTCCTCCGGCTCCGCCTCGGCCTTCTTGGCCGGGGTCTGGTCGCCGCCGAGCACGCCGAAGGCTTCGGCCTGGGCGCGAATGGCCTCGGGGTCGGGGTCGCCCTTGTAGCCCTCGATGAAGAAACGGACCTTGGGGTCCTCGGAGCCCAGGTCGATCCCGGCCCGCGCGAAAGCGAGCTCTCGCTGCAGCCGGTCACGCTCGGCCTTGAGCTGCTCGGCCTCCTTGGCTCGCTGCTCCATCTCGCGCACCTTCGAGCGCTCGATCCGCACGTGGTAGTCCTCGCGCTGCTGCACGGGCTCCTGCGGGTCGTGCGGGTCGGTGTAGTCGTCCTCGGTCTCGTAACCGGTCTCGGGCATGCCTCTCGGCCTTCCTGTTGAGCCAGCGGGTCTGCGCGTGCCGACAGGGACGGCACACGGTGGCGGGATGTGCGAGGCGTCGATCCCGGGGTCCCAACCCGGGGCCTCCTGCACCGGTGTGGAGCGATCCGCCGCCCCGGTGGCAGGCGGGCGGACGGAGGTGGCCCTTGCGAGCTCACACCTCGTGTCGCGGCCCAACGAGCTCACACGACGTGGTCAGCATACCCCTACCGGGTGTCCGTTTCGAGACTCAGCGCGCACCCACTGTGGACACGCCGTGTGTGCCACATAGGGCATCAGTCGGCCGCGCCGAGCCCCCGGGCGCCGGTCTGCGGCGAGCCCTGCACCCCGCCGCCGCCGGAGAACGCCGCGGCACGCCGCTGGCGGCGCTGCTCGATGACCTGCATCGCCTCCCCGGCTCCCTCGAGGCCGAAGACGGCCCGCACACCCTCCTCCTCGGCACGCAGGTCCTGCTCGTCCCGCTCCCCCACCGTCTCCTCGAAGATGGGCCGGATCTGCGCCAGGTTGGCGAAACGATCCTGGGCCGAACCGAAGTCGAAACCGGCCTCGGCGATCTCGACCGCCCGGTCGCGCCGGAGCGTGAAACCGAACTGGAAGCCCGCGCCCGCGGCCTCGGCCGCCCGGACCTGGGTGCGCAGCGCGGGCAGGGCGCGGTCGGGGTCGAGGAACACGGCCGCCAGCGCAGCGTCCGCGGAGGGGCCGAAGAACGAGGTGAAGGCTTCGCGCACGGCCCGGGGGGCGGTGGCCACCCGCTCGAAGCCCTCCTGCACCCGCTCGGCAAGCTCCTGCAGGGACACACCACGGGCGATCAGGTCCACGAAATCGGACCAGTGGTCGTAGAACTGGGGTGGCATGCCGGCGGCGCGCATGATGGCCGCGGCCTGCCGCTCGTACTCCAACACGTCCGCCGGGGAGATGGCGGGCAGGTTGGGATTGAGCCGCTGGTACTCGAACAGGGCACGGAACCGCTCGCGGAACTCGGGCCGCTCGTACATGCGCTGGATCAGCTCGGAGCCCGAGGCCCCCTCGACGAGCACGTTGTAGGCCCAGTCCGCGAGCGAGCGGGGCAGACCGTAGTTCTGGAAGAGCTGCCGGATGTAGTTCCGCACGTCGCGGCGCCGCATGCCGGTGTCGACACCGGCCTGCCGCCCCGTGCGGATGTCGGGGATGCGAAGCTCGTTGAGCAGACCGAACAGATCGCTCATGCCACCCTCCCGAACAGTTGCGTGATGGTCTCGGCGAGCTGGGTGCCTTCCTCCCAGGCCGTGGTGGTGCGGGACCACTCGGGCAGGGAGCGGGCGTAGCGCTCAGCCTCGGTGAAGGTCATCGGCCGGGTGCGGCCGGTCACGGGGTCCGCGTAGGAGACGATCGGCGCCCAGCGCTCCGACATGAGGTCGATGTCGTCGGGGCTGATCTCGAGGAGCTGGGCGATGACGTTGCGGTACGGGGTGAAGAACTCGGCGGGGGTCAGGCCGGCGTCGAGCTGCTCGGCCAGGTGCGGGAACCGGGCGAGCGCCAGGTTCTTCATGTGCTGGCGCACGGCCTCGATGTCGGCGGCACCGGCCGCGATGCGCCGCGCCCACTCGAAACGCTGCTTGTCGTTGATCGGGATGAGGTACTCGTTGGCGACCTGACCGACGTCGTTGATGAGCTTCGCCATCCCGGCGGTGGGGATGACCCCGGGACGCCACTTGAGTTCGGCGGCGAGGGCGAGGCGCAGCTCCTCCTCGTTCCAGCCCATGCGAAGCGCCTCGACCGCCATGGCGAAGACCCTGTTGTCGCTGACCGGCACGCCGAGCTGGGCGGCCTGCGTCTTGATCGACAGGGCGGTCTCCTGGATACGCCGACGCGCCGTCGCGGGGTCGGAGACCAGCAGGGCCTCCCACTGTCGGGCGGACTCGGCCGTGTTCTGCCACCAGGAGGTCTTGGCCAGCTCGCCCTGCAGGCGCATCTGGTCCCAGCCCTCCTGGGCGGCCTTGACCAGGATCGGACCGATCTCCGGGTGGTCGACGAACCACCCCAGGTAGCCGTACAGTTCCTTGGCTCGGGCCTTGGCCTGCTCGGGGGTGAGCTGCGGCGCCGGGATCAGCTCGGCCATGACCGGCGCACCCGAGCGCATCTGGCCGACGGCGATCGGTTCGATGTGCCAGGGCTCGTCCCCCATCGGGAACCGCAGACCGAACCGCCACGCGTTGGCGTGCGCCCACTCGCGCCCGCCGGGCCCGTAGATCAGGTCCGCGGCGAGGCCGAAGTTGTGGTTCGACTTCCCCGGCGGCGCGGCCCGGGCTTGACCGGGTTTGCCCGCCTTGTAGTCGGCGTAGAGGCGGGCCTGCTGCTCGTAGGAACGCCAGCCGGAGCCGATGCGGACCTTGCCGCCCGAGGCGGCGATGAACGCGAGGAGCTGCTGGCGGAAGATGGGGTGCAGGTTGTCGATCGACGGGTCCCCGGCCACTACCGGCTCACCTCCCCGAAGATCTGCAGGATGGCGTCACCGACGTCGGTGACCGCCTTCCAGGCGTTGTCTGTGCGCGCCCACTCCGGCTGCATGCGCGCGAAACGAGCCGCCTCCGTGACCGTCATGGCTCGGGTCTTGCGGGTGGCGGGGTCCTTGAACGACACGACCGCCCGCCACTTGCGGTCGTTCAGGAAGTCGATGTCGTCCGGCGAGATCTCGAGCACCTGCGCGATCGCGTTGCGGTGCGGGGCGAAGAACTGGGCCGGAGTGATCCCCCTTCCGAGTTCGTTCACCAGGTGCGGGTACCGCACCGCGGCCAGCAGCCCGAACTGCTGCTGGACCGCCTCGATCGTGGCCGCGCCGCCGATGATGCGCCGCGCCCACTGCCACGCCTGCTTGGCCGTGACCGGGATCATGTAGTCGGTGGCCAGCTTGCGGATCTCCTGCACGGTCTGGCCGAACCCGCCGCCGATCGCCCAGGAGAGCGAGTTCCACTTCATCTGGGCGGCCATGGCGAGCTGGATCTCCTGGGGGGTCCAGCCGAGACGCAGCGCGTTGACCGACATCACGAAGATCTGGTTGTCGGTCATCGGGATGCCCAGCTTCCCGGCCTGCATCTTGATCGACGTCGCCGTCTCTTGGATGCGACGTCGGGCCGTGGCCGGGTCCATCATCAGCAGGGCGTCCCACTGGCGGGCCGACTCGGAGGTGTTCTGCCACCAGTGGGTGCGGGCGAGCGCCCCCTGCAGACGCATCTGATCCCAGCCTTCGCGGGCGGCCTGCAGGATGATCGGCCCCACCTCGGGGTGGTCGACGAACCAGCCGAGGTAGCCGTAGAGCGACTTGGCGGCGTCGCGAGGGTCGACTTCCGGGGGGGCGCCGACGTCGCCGATGATCGTGCTGCCCTGCGCGTAGCTGACGGCCATCGCGTCTCCGCCGGCGACGGAGGCCGCGGCCGCCTGCGCTTGGGAGAGGTAGCGCTTGTAGGCGCCGGTCTTGTAGACGGTCCAAGGGGTCCAGTTGGTGCCCCCGTTGCTGATCTCGTAGGCGGCCCGGGCGTTGAACGCGGGGTCGCGCAGACGGGTGGCGTCCCGGGCGCGCCCGGTGCCCCGATCCGCGATCAGCGAGCGGATCTGCCACAGGCCGATCGACCAGCCCCACTTGTTGTTGGCGAGGTGCTGGTCGCCGATGGCGTTGACCTTGCCGCCGGACTCGGCGAGCGCGATGGCGACGGCCGTGACGAGCGCCTGGCCGCGGAAGCCGGCCTGGTAGGCGTAGGCGGCGATCTGCGCCGGAGTCAGGGTGCCCTTGTAGACCGTCGTCGTGGCCATCTCAGAACGTCACACGGGGGACATGCACGGGCGCGGGCAGCATGTCGAGCAGGTTGGCGACCTGCACGGCGATGTCGTGCGCCGCGGCCTCCTCGGGGTTCTCGCGCCGCAGCAACGCCTCGGCGGTGGCGGTCTCGTCCGGCGGGGCGTACTCGGTGACGACATCACCGGGTCGCAGCGGGCTGTCGTCGACCCCGACAGCCGACATCGGCTCGGTGCCGACCTCGACGGTGTCGGCCTCGGCGGTGGCCATCGCGATCTGGCCCTTGCGCTGCAACTCGTGAATGAACGAGATGAACATGCGCTGCTCGGCGGCGTTCGCCTTACGGCCAAGCACCGAGGAGGCGACCCGGTCGATCGTGGCCCGCAGACCGTTGGGGTCGGAGAGGATCACGTTGATGACCCGCCCCTCCTCCTCGCCGCCGGCCAACCGCTCGAGGAGCGCCTCGATGGCGTCGTCGTCGCCGCTCTCGATCGCCTCGGCCAGCGCGTTCATGTCCAGCCCGGCGGCTTTGGCCACCTCGTTCAGCAGGTCGTTGACCGAGATGTCCCGGCCGGCGGCGGTGATGCGCGCCGCACGGGCCACCGCGGTGGTCCACGCCGCGAACGAGTCCTCGTCGTGTTCACCCCAGCGGATCTGGTCGATGTCGACGTTGCCATAGAAGCCCCCGGCGTACAGGAGCGCCTGGATACGCCGGAGGGTCTGGGCGTCGAACTTGTAGAACCGCTGCAGCAGCTCGCCGACGGTCGTGTCGGTCGCGTAGACGGGCTGCTCGGCCGGGCGGGCGCGCGGGTCGACGTCCCGGACATCGATCGGCGGGCCGGGCCGGCGCTCGTAGGGACGCGGCGGCGGGGCGAGGCTCTTGCGGTCCGGCACCCGCTCGGCCCCGGTGAGCCCACCTGGGAGCCAGCCGGTGAAGATCGCGTACGGGTCCGTGACCGGTCCGAGCCCCTCAAGGATCGCCGGGTCGAGACCGAGTTCTCTGATGACCTGTTCGAGGGCTTCCTGCTCGTTGCTGGGGGGCGGCATGCGTCACTCCTGTCCGGGGCTGGACACGCTGGCCAGCGTCGGCATGTCGTCCAGTTCGACCGGGTCGTTCTCGAGCTTGCGGTAGTACAGGTCGGCGAAGGCCGGGTTGCGTTCGACGAGGTTGCTGACAGCGGCCTGCCAGATGAGGGCGATGTCCCGGTTCGACAACGCGGTGAGCGACTTGGACTCGCGGGTGGCGAGCAGGCCCAGGACGGCGTCACGGATGCGGAGGTACTCCGCGAGGCCCTGGATGTCGGGCCGCTTCATGAGGTCGGGGTCCTCGGTGAGCTTGCGGGCACCCTCGATCCGCTTCCGCCAAGCGTTGCGGTCGGTGACCGCGTACTCGGCGTACCAGGCCGGGTACTTCTTGGCGAGACCGGTGATGACGAGCTGCTTCAACACCCGGAGCTGCTCGGCGCCACGGACCTGCAGGTTCGGGAGACCTTTCGCGACCCGGAGGGTTTCGATCATGTCCATGTAGCGGCTGTAGTGCGCCCAACCGAGCCGCTTCTGCGGACCGTCGAGCACCTCGTCGAACGGGAGCCGCCGGCGCTGACCGGTGGCCATCTGCCGGTCGTAGACAGCCCGGGAGAACTTGACCGCGGTGCCGCCACCGTCGTAGCCGGCGATCACCCCACCCCACTCCGGGTAGGCGTCGATCAGGTGCTTCCACCGCTCGTGGGCCTCCATGCCCTCGATCGTCGGGGGCACCCCGTTGAGGGTCTCGGTGAAGCTCTGCGTGACAGCGAAGAACTCCTCACCGAAGACGTCGAGGAAGATGTCATCGGCGGTGGTTGCCCCGGCCCGGACACCCTCGGGGGCCTCGGTGGGGAGCGCCTCACCGCCGGGGAGGTTGAACCGCTCGGCAACCTCCCGGGCGCGCTTCCAGTCGCCGTCGCGCAGGGCACGGTAGACGTCGACGTAGGGCTTGTAGGGCGACTCGTAGATGGGGATGACCGGGGCGATGAACGAGGTGAAGGTGCGGAGCTGCATGAACCGCTTCGCCTCGTCGGCCACCTCCTCCTTGAACCGCTCACGGGCCGCCGGGTCGGAGAAGTCGACCATCGGGATCTCCCCGTTGGCCATCTGCACCATCTTCGTGATGGCGATGCGAGCCTCCGCGTTGGCCCGGGCGGCGGCGTCCTCTTGGCTGGCGGCCATGAAACGCCGGACCATCGTGGGGGTGATCGCCTCGATCGGGTCGACCGGCCCGAACGGGATGATGAAACGCACCGACTCTTCGAGGGACGGGTTGCGCTCCACCATCTCAGAGACGGCGACCTGGACGAACGGACCGAAACCGGGGGTGCCCTGTGCGACGAGGTTGAAGCCCTCCTTGTCGATGAACACGTAGCCCTGGCTGTCGACCGCCGAGTGGAAGATGCCCTGGTTGACGATGCCGCGGGCGAACTCGGGGAGGCGGAAGACGAGGAACTTCTCGCCCCGGTCGTCGGTGTAGGTCCAGCCGATCTTGTCGGGCACGAACCAGCCGGCCCGGGCCCGGGCGGCGAAGACGGGGTTCTCGACCGCGAGCCCTGCCCAGCGGGTGAGCACCTCCTGCCAGGCGGCGTAGAAGGGGATGAGAAGCCGGGTGGCCGCGGCGAAGCGGGACTGCTCGGCGGCGTCGTAGAGCAGCTCCCGGGTCTCGCGCAGGGCGAAGTCCCGGGCCTGCCGTTCGAGCCGCTGGATGTCGTCGATGTTCACCTGGCCGGGTTCGAGCGACGCGAAGAGCCGCCGCACCTCCGCCTGGTAGAACCGCCGGAACGTCGGGTTCCGGGAGAGGTTGTCGGTGGGCATCGTGCCCAGCACGTCGAAGGCGTGGTTGATGGCAGCGTTGATCGCCTGGGTGAGCGGCGAGCGGGCGAGAAGCTGCTCGGTCTCGGCGCCGTGGATCGGGGCGCGGGCCTCCTCGGGGATCAGGTCGAGCAGCTCAGCGACCCTCTCGTCGGAGACCTTCTCGCTCGTCGAGCGGGCCTGCCGGCGGGTGACCTTCTGCACGTCGGCCTCGGTGAGGGCGAGGATGCCCCGCTTCACGTCGTCGATACCGCCGGTGTACGCCTCGACGTGCGCGGAAACGGCCTCGGCCCAGGCCCGCTTGTCGGACCGCCACGGCACCTTCGCCGCGTAGGCACGCCCGGCGAGGGTGTTCTCAAGCCAGTCGACGACCTCGTCGACGGTCTTGCCGGCGAGGAACTGCCGGGCCATCTCGTCCTGGGCGATCTGGTAGCGGAGGTTCCGCACCCACTCGGCCCGGTAGATCTCGTTCTCCTGCGCGGAGGAGCCCCACGTGTAGGTGCGCCACCGGCCAGGGTCGCGTCGCAACGCCCCGTACCAGCGGTTCTCGTGACGGCCGAAGATCTCGTCGACCATCTCCCGGGAGCTGTTGAGCACCCGGTAGATCTCGTCCTTGGTGCCGGGCGCACCGAACGGCCCCGAGATCGAGTGGCCACCGAAACGAATGTTCGTGTAACCGGCCTCTTCGAGTTCGGCCATCTTACGGACGATCCGGTTGCCGAGCGCACCGCCGGCGAGCGCACCCATCGGCCCGGCCACAGCCCCGCCGGCGAGCGCCGAGGCGACGAACCCGCGGCGCCCGGCCCGGTTCGGGTCGGTGGTCTTGAGCACCCGGTCGACCATGGGGTTGGTGCGCAGGTCGGCCATGAGGTTGCGGAGGTTCTGCCACGATTCGAGCCCGACGGTGAGGGCACCGAACTTGGCGACCTGGCGGAGCTGCTCGTCGGGGATGACCCGGAAGGTCCACGCGGGTCGCAGCAGGGTGAGGGGCCGCCACACCTCCATGAGCATGCGGGCGGCGTCGAGCCCGTACTCCTTGGCGGACCAGACGGGCGCGGCGGCACGGGTGATCTTGGCCCGCCAGTTGTCACCGTACTTGAGCCGGGCGTAGCGGGCGGCGTGCTTACGGAGCAGATGGAAGTTGGGGACGACGACGACGTTCTGCAACTGGGTGACTGTCAGCGGCAGCTCCATTTCGAGGAACTCGTCCCCGTCGGGGATCTGCAGCCGGGCGCGGCCCTCGCCGTCGTACTTGACCGACCGCAGCAGCGCCTTGGCCTGGTTGCGGCCGATGCGAGCGTTGAGGATGACGGCTTCGAGCTCGTCGTCGTCGAGACCGTGCTCTTTGAGGATGCGGTGCTCGGTGCGTTCGATCCAGCGTTCGAAGGCGGGGCCGCGCTGGTCGGGTTCGAGAGCGTTGAACTGGCCGCGAGCCTTCGCGATGGCGACGTCGTCGTAGCCGGCCTCCCGCATCATGCGGGCCAGGTGCGCGTCCGCGGTCGGGTCGTGGGTGTTGACGATGTGGTGGGGCCGCATGTCAGCGATCCAGCGGACCCCCTTGCCGAAGAAGCTCCGCTGGTAGAAGGCGGTGGCTTTGAACGCCGAGCGGAGCTGCTGGCCGCGGCTGTAGCTGGGGCCGGCGGGCAGCGACTTCCAGGCGGTGGTGAGCCGCCGGACACGTTCCTGTTCGGTGCGGACGGCGTCGATCTCTTCGCCGATGCGGGCGAGCCGTTCGGAGACGAGCTTCGGGTCGAGGGTGTCGTCGACGTTGACCCCCCAAAAGGCGGCGAGCTGTTCGGCGTCCTCGCCGATCTCGAGCCACGAGGCGGCGTCGTCGAGGGTGAGCTGATACGGGGTGGGCCGCAGGACCGGGTTGGTGCGGATGATGGCTTGTTCCATCATCAGGTCCGCGAGCCGGTTGCCGAGCGCCCAGTCGCTCCGCTTGAGCTCGTCGAGGGCGCGCATGTCGCCGAGGAACACCCGCATGACGAACTCGCGCTCGGCGGGGCCTTCGGCTTCGGCCAGGTAGCGGGCGATGATGTCCCCCCGGTGGTGGTTGGGGAACAGTCGGTCGCGGATGAGCCCGGCCCGGATGTCGACGTCGTCGGGGAGTTCGTCGATGAAGTCGTTGATCCGCTGCCAGCCGGGGGTGCGGGTGATCCCGGAGAAGAAGCCCTTGCGGGGTCGGGCGGCCGCGGCGAAGTAGGCGTCGATGTCGGCCTGGGTGGCTTCGGCGAACCGGCGGACGGTCTCGGGGGCGATGCTGCGGACCGCTTCGAGCGCTTCGACGTCCGCGGCCCCGGCGGCGATGCGGGCCTCGCGGGCCTGGCGGGTCTCGGCGATGTTGCGCAGCACCCGGGCGCGGGTCGGGTCGGTGGTGGTGGCCGCCTCCCCCATGAGCCGCTCGAGGCGGAGCTGACGCCGGGTGGCCTCGTAACGAGCGAGCCGCCCGGCCTGCTCGGGGGTGAAGGTCTGCTCGCGGCCGACGATCCGCTGTACCGACTCGGGCAGCCGCACGTAGACCCGGTCGATCGTGTTGTTGATGGCGGCGATCCGGCGGGCGACCCGGCCACCAGTGTCGAAGGTGCCGAACTGTTCGGCTCGGCGGCCGATCTGCGGGGCGACCCGCTCGGTGACCGTGCCGATCCGGCCGCCGAGCGCCGCCGGCCGGCCGACGCGGGAGGCGGTGACGGCCTTGCCGGCGAGGACGTCCGGGGAGAGGAACAGGCGGGCGAGCGCGTCCGCGGAACCGGAGAAGAACTGGTAGGCGTCGGTGCCGACGAAACGCTCGACCTCCTCTTCGTCCAGGATGTCCTTGGTGCCGAACATGAGGACGAGCGCCTGGCCGGGGCTGCGGGCCTCGGCGATCTCGTCGGCTTTGCGCCACGTGTCGACGTCGAACAGGGCGACGAACCCCCCGAGGGGACCGCCGCCGATGCCCTGCTGGGCACGCCAGGTGGGGGAATCGGCGAGCGAACCGGCGGTGAACGCCATCGACAGCGGCTCGGCCACGCCCTCCCGGTAGGCGGTCTCAAGACCCCGGTTGATGGTTTGCAGTGGGCCGCGCAGGTGCTCCCGGCCGGGGATGGCACCGATGACCGCACCGAAACCTTCCTCGGGGCCGAAGATGTTCCCGGCGAACTGGGCGGTGCGGGACGTGACGGTGGCGTTGATCGTGCCGAGGATGCCGTCGACGTCGTCGTCGACAAACGGGGCGCGGGCGAGGTCCCACACCAAACCCGGGATGGCTTGTGCGCCACCACCGATGCCGGTGACGAACCGGTGGATACGGTCGAGGAAACCCACGGGTCAGGTCTCGGTGCGTTCGTAGTAGTCGGGCGGGAGCTGGGAGCGGATGCGACGGTAGAGCTGCCGCACCTCCGGCGAGGAACCGGGCCGTGAGGCGAGGATCTCAAGGACGGGGAGCATCTGCGCCCACAGCACCACGGACGGGTCGGGTCCCTGCGGCATGGCCGGCAGTGCCTCGGGACCGGGGCCGGGGCCGACCGGCAGCCCGGCGGTGACCGGCTCGGCGGGCCGGCTGCTGGGCGCCGCGAAGAGCCCGCCCTGCGGGGGTGGCTGGACCTGCTGGGCGGCTTCGACGAACGCGGCGAGGTCCGGTTGACCGCCCCGACCGCCGGCCGCTTGCTGGGCGCGTTCGGCGGCGGCCACGAGCGTGTCGGTGGACCGGTCCGGCAGCGGCGCGACCCGCTGCGCCTCCTCGTTGCGTTTCCGGGACCCGTAGGGGCCGCCGGTGTAGGAGACGGGGGCCTGGGCGGGCCCGCCGGGCGCGGCGACCGGCGGCAGGTCGGTGCGGTTGCGGCGGGGGCCGGGGCGTGGCTTGCGAGGCACGGCTCAGCCTCCTGCGGGTCCACCGCCGGGTGGGGCGGCCATGAGAGCGGCGATGACCTGCTCGAACTGTTCGGGGTTGGACGGGGGTGCGCCCTGCTCTGCGGGTGGGAGCGCCATCTGGCCGCCGGCCTCGGGGGCGTTGAGGCCGGGCATGGCGCCGGGCGGGAGCACCTGGTCGGGGGCGATCGGCCCCTGCGCGACGGTGGCCTGCCGCTCCTGGGCCTCCTGCTGGGCCTGGGCGATCGCGTCCTCGATCATCTTGCCTTCGCGCACCAGCTCCCGGACCCGGGCCAGGTCGGTCCACGCCATCTGCCCGGAGGCGACGAGCTGCACACCGGACATGACGATGGCGTCGTCGAGGGCTTCCTCGATGAGCGCGCGCTCCTCCGCGTCGGGGTTGTCGACGAGCGGGTGCTTGGCCATGCCGGTGCGCCGGGAGAGCATCCGGGCCTGGTTGAGCGCCGCGATGGCGACCGTGGCGTTCTGGGCGTCCATGCCCGGCATCGGGTAGGCGACCACCGACTTGCGGGTCTCGGTCCAGATGTCGACGGGCCGGTAGGTGACGTGCCGGTTGGTGCCCTCCCAGCCGGAGAACACCGTGTACTTGCGTCTCGGCCAGTAGCCGAGCTCGGTGGCGGCCACGGCCTCGTTGATGACCTCGAGGGCGTAGCCGATGATCCGGTGGGCCTCCTTGAGCCGCGGGTCGACCGAGTAGGAGGCGAGCTGGGTGACGGTCTGGCCGGAGCGGATCGACCCGGTGGACTCGCCTTGGAAGACCGCCGGGTTGCCGGAGGAGAGCCGGGCGGCCCGCTCGAGGTTCGACATCTGCACCTGGGTCTGCGGGCCGGGGGCGAGGTTGAGGGTCTGGACGGTCCGGGCGTTCTGGACCAGGTTCACCTTGCCGGTGCGCCCGTCGTGGAACTGGCCGCCGACGATCTCGGGCTCCTGGCCGTTCTCGCCGAGCACGACGAGGTGCGGGAACACGGCCTTCTCGGAGGCGATGAAGTCGAGGGCGGCGAGCTTGTTGAGCACATCGGTGTGCGGGATGATCCGCGACACCGTGGCGATCATCCGGTCGAGGGTGACCGCGGCGGGGCAGACGGCGGTGACCATCCCGGCCCGGTTCGGGTAGGCCCGGAGCAGGAAGCTCTGGTCCATCGAGTGGTCGCCGTAGAGCACCTGGCCGGTGGCCGAGTACCGCCGCAGGTAGCTTTGGGTGGCCCGCTTGCCGAGGATGCCGATGAAACAGTGTTCGGCGTCCTGCCATTCGAGGACGTCCCACAGGTCGTCGTCGCTGGTGGTGTGACGGTCGATGAACTCGGCGACCTCGGGGTAGAGCGCCTTGAGGTGCTGGGGGGACCGGCCGTAGACGAAGGCGATGTCGCGGGGTGCCCGGATCTCGTCGGTGCCCATCGGTTCCGGGTAGGTGAGCATCGGGTCCCGGGTGACGATCCGGGCGCGTTTGGCCTCGTGGTCGGGTTCGACGAACAGGCAGAAGGTGCCGTAGCCGTAGAGCTGCCGGTAGCCCTTGGCGAGCCGGAGCGGCAGGTGCGACTCGTAGTAGGTGGCCCCCCAGGCCTCCTTGCGCAGCTCGGCTCGCCGCCGATGTGATTGCGCGGTGGGGTCGACGGCGGGTGCCCACAGGGACGGGAGGGTGTCGTTGGCCCGGGTGGCGAAACCGTCGACGGCGTCGGAGATGATCTGGGCGGCGAGCGCCGGGAACTCGGGTTCCCCCTCGACGTCGTGGAGGGGGAACACGATCGCGTTGTTGTAGCGTTCGGCGACGTCCATCATCTGCCGCTTCACGAGCGTGTCGGTGAGGCGGCGGTGGTGGACGGTCTCGACCGCGCGGTGCCAGGCGTCCTCGTAGCGGCGATAGCGGTCCGGGACCGGCATCGCTCAGTCTGCGAGGATGGCGCCCCCGACGCCGCCGTCGGGCCGCGGCGGGCTGGCGGTGCGGTGGCCGACGGGCCGGCGCCGCATCGAGGGGGTCTGCGCGACCTCGCCCGGGCGGTACTCCTGGCCGCCGGACTCGGCCCGGCTGGTGTTGACGGTACCCGCGGGTGCGTGGTGGCGGGCGGGTCGCACCCGGTGGGGCTTGTGCGTGGGGTTCGGGTCGATCGCCATGCGCTACTTCCCCTTCTTCTTGACGGCACCCTTGGCGGCCTTCTTGGCCG